CACCGGAGCCCTGAATCATGGCACTAATCGGTTACAACGGCGGCCTTCGAGGCAAGCCCCGCATCCCCTCTACCAGCAACGCCAGCGGTATCTGGGATCTTGACGAGCAGAAGATCGCGGCGAGCGCGGGAATCTGGCCAAGCGCAGGCGGCGATCCGTACTGGGCCAATGTAAGTCTGCTACTGCACATGGACGGCAGCAATGGCAGTACGACATTTACAGATAGCAGTAGTAATGTATTTGTTGTAACCGCCAACGGTGACGCGCAAATCAGTACAACGCAAAGTAAATACGGCGGCGCAAGTGGCTATTTTGATGGCAGTGGCGACTATCTCAGTATTGCGGATGACGCTGCTTTTGACTTTGGCAACCAAGATTTTACCATTGAATTTTGGTTATACTTGACCGCTGGTGCTACTGGCGGTAAAGCGTTGATTTCAAAAGGCACATGGCCAAGTGGCCTTGCTTCCTTCTTGGTTTACTACGGCGGAGGTTCCGAGCTTGGGTTTTACGCAAGCACTGGCGACGACGGCACATGGGATATAACCAATCTACAAATTCAATCAACTCCGAGCAAAGAAACGTGGCATCATGTTGCAATAACACGTAGCGGCAACGTCTTCCGAGGCTTCTTCAACGGCGTGAAAGAAGTTGAACAAACTTATTCGATAACACTTGATAATAACGCTAGCCCTGTAACGATTGGATCCGGCGCTGCTGGGGCTTCAGCAATCGACGCTTACATCGACGACCTCCGCATAACAAAAGGCATCGCCCGCTATACCTCCAACTTCACCCCACCGACCGCCCCCTTCCCCAACTTCTAACCATGCCAAGTCTCGGAAGCAACGGCGGCCTCATGGGTCCACGCCGCGTCTCTACTACAAGCAACGCCAGCGGCAGTTGGCTGCTCGATGAGCAGTGCGATGCACAACGAGCAGGGATTTGGCCGATTGGGCCTCAATTTGATCCGTACTGGGATAACGTAAGCCTGCTGCTGCGGATGGACGGGTCAAATGGATCGACAACATTTGCAGACCTGAGCAGCAACGCGCACACGATCACCGTGGGCGGAAATGCACAAGTCAGCGCCACCGACCCAAAGTTTGGGACCGGATCACTGCTGCTTGATGGCGCTGGGGATTACCTGCAGACCCCAGCGCACAGTTCGTTTGCATTCGGCACTGGTGACTTCACAGTTGAATGCTGGGTTTATCCTAATGTCATTAGCGACAACGATGGACTGTTTACCATTGGATCTCAACTATTTGCTGCCATCTATCAAAACAACTGGGCCATTGGAACCGCAGGAGTGATGTTATCACCCAGCTACACTTCTGGCGCTGCGACTGCTGGCTCATGGCAGCATTTTGCAATAACGCGCAGCGGATCAGCCCTTAGATTGTTTATCAACGGAACGCAGCTTGGTCCTACGTCTAGTGACACTACTGACCTGACAAATAACCAGATTTTTATAGGATATTACTATAGCAGCGGTTTCGCGTGGAACGGAAAAATAGACGAATTTAGGGTAACAAAAGGCATCGCCCGCTATACCTCCAACTTCACCGCACCGACCGCTCCCTTCCCGAATCCGCCCGCCGCGCCAAATCCCATCCCCGCACTGTCCCCCGTCCTCTGGTACGACTTTGCCGATGAATCGACTGTTACCACTTCGGGAACTGCGATCACTTCGGTTACAGACAAGGGAAGCAGAGGATGGGCCCTGTCGGTTGGCGGCACAAGCCCACAGTATGTTACTGGTATCAACGGCAAAAAATGCCTGGACTGGGGCGCAAGTCCAGCTCATGGAAACTTCTTGTATAACGCTAACAACACTACGATAACAATCGGGGAAGTATATGTAGTTGTTGATGCTGCCTTTGGCGGCACCGCAGGTAACTATGCCGGTCTCCTTACCGCACACAATGGGGGTTGGTACGTGCTTGCATACGCCTCATCAATTGCGACCGATGGGACTGGTTTTGACCAGCTTTTCATCAATGGCGGTACTAGCAACAAGTTTTCAGGGGACTTGTTTAGTTCGCCTTCTATTGACGATCCTGCCATTATGCAAATCAACAGTTCCATCGGTAACACGATCTTCTCGGGTGGCGGTATCCAGATCGGCAACGATCGCATTTTCTCCAACCTCAACCGTGGCTGGTCTGGCTTGATTGGCGAGTACGTCATCTTCCCCTCCGTTCTAAGCCCCACTGACCGCAACGCAGTACAGGCATGGCTTGCCGCCAAATGGGGTATTACGCTGGTTTGACCGCAGGGTAAAACCGTATATCAGACCGACTCTTAGACCCTGTTCTGTTCAGATTATGGCCGTAACAAAACAAATTTACTCGCTGACAGTTGGCTTCAGCCCGACCGACGTCATCAACCAACTGGGGCAAGCTTTCATCGACGCGGGTTTGATGGTCGGTTGGCACGACCAATTCACGATAGGCAACTCTAGATTTGCCGTTTATGAGTGTGTTTATGATGGCGCAAAGCAATTTGGGACAACCTACTACGTGTTCTGGGTCAGTCCTTCTCGAGCTGGTTGTTTTGTTGGAACAAATGGCTGGGACACGGTCGCTCACACATTCACGGGCACTCAGTATTTAGACTACGCGCTCCAGCCGTCAGATGCCTACGGTCAATCGCTGGATTATGGTGGTGGTGCAACAAATCTCACATCACCGATGTATTTCAACAACACTACCACGCTTGACATATTCAGGTATACTTCCACGGCTGATTCAAAACAAAGTTGGTTTTTGTTTAGACAAGGTCTACCTGTCTCATATCCTTTCGCAATTCATCGCGCTGATACTCCCTTGTACTCGTGGTTAGACTTGGATACGGGTATGATCCCAGGTCTTTATAGCGTAGCCGCCGGCACAGCTAATGCGACAGGATCTGTTCAATTTTACCTTCAAGAAAACATTCAAAGAGCCTATCCCTACGGTCAAGCACAGGTAGGTGCGCCTAACCCTTATTACTATAATGCGTACGGCTGGCACGGCTTATACTGTGGTATGTATGCTTACTACGGCACGGGAAAAGTCTATGGCGGTTGGAACGTGAATGCCAGCTTCGGAGTGAACGGGAAAGTAATTATCCCCGTGGGTTCCCCCGAGGTTAACCCAGCGTATCTAGCCCCGTTCAACCCAATTTGCTCCGAACTTCCTTGGACTTCTTTCTCCTCAACCCCTCTGGCGACTGATTTCGGAGTCTATATGCACTACGCCAACAACACACTAAACTTCGAAGACCGGTTCGTCGTTGACCCCGGCGTCGAAGAGTGGGAAATTCTCAACTGCACAAATAACGCCACGGTTACAACTGCCGTTAGCCCAACATTCCTGGCTCGTGTGGTCTAACGATGGCCACTTTTCCGATCAGCAACGACAGAGTTAATCTCGACCTGTTCCCCTCGGGGGATTGCCCAACTTTGCCAACCCAGGGTCAAGTTTGGCCGCAAGGGTTATTCTTCGGGTCATACGCTAACCTTGCAAATGGGGCTCCTGCAGCCCCCGAAAGCACAGATTTCGTTGATTACCTTTACCCAGTGTCGACTAATTGATGACGTAAGATGGCAACTTTTCCGATTGGTGACGACTTTATCTACGGACTTGTTAGCTCCACCTCGTTTACAGAGGTGAGTGATGGTGGCCAAGGGGAATTGTTGCCAAGGTATTGGTCTGCCCAAGGGTTACTTAATCTACTTCCGGGTTTCACGTCCCTTACGCCCATACTTAACCAAACGAGTCAAGTATCGGTTCGCACATGGCCCGCTCAAGGTTTACTCAACCTGCTACCGGGGTTCACTTCTCTCACGCCGCTCGTCAACCAAACAAGCGAGGTTTCGGTTCGAACTTACCTCGCAACCAGCACCCTGAATATGAATTTCTCAGGTTCTCCAACTTGCAACTGGCCGACCCTTCCAACCACGGGACAAATCTGGCCGTTAAACAATTACTTCTACGAGTACGCGTCAGCTTCACCCTCCCTGACACCTCAGCAAGAATTCACCGACTATCTTTACTGGGTTTGAGTTTAACTTCTCTCTAATTTCTAGCCATGGCAGCTCCCAACATCAAAAGTTCAACAACTTTAACATCCGTCTTCCGGAAATCAACTGGTTACGCGGTCAATTCGACTCTGGCTGCAGCACTCAGTAATGCCACTGGTAGTGGAAAAAGACAAAGCTTTCGCGCGCAAGCGAGCTCCGATAGTGCTCTGGAACTTGTTATCAGCTACGAGGGGATCAGCTGATGCTTGGTTTCAACGGCGGATTGATGGGCGTCCGGCGCACGCCGACAACCGGTTCAGCGTCTGGGCTGTGGTTCCAGAATGAGCAGAGCGTGGCGAAGCGTGCAGGAATTTGGCCAATTTCTGGAGGCATTGCCGGGCTAAATCCAGTTCTCTGGTATGACTTCGCAGATGAGTCAACTGTCACAACATCAAGCGGACAGATTACGCAGATTACAGACAAAGGAAGCCTTGGCCGTACACTGACAGCCAGTGCTACCGGACCAACCTACGCGACAACAATCAACGGCTACAAGGTGTCAGATTGGGGCACCAGTGCTCATAGCAACT